CTTCTTTTTCTTCATCCCAGTGTGATAAGGCATAGTAAGAATTAGGTATCTTAGTATATTCTAAACGAAGTTTGGCCGAGTGTCTCTGGTTTCGCTAAGTTAAATTGCTGTAAACAAAGATAACCGAAAGCGTCAAATGCGTGGTCAACTCCTAAATTCTTGTTTGGCATACCTGTGTTTGGTGCATAAGTTAGCGTCCGTAGAGATTTTATTAGTTCTTTACATCTGGGATGAATAAATGTTCTTCGTTCACCAGCTGCATCATATAATGCTGTATTTACAGCCGTAACTTTATCTCTAATTTTCCAAGGAGCCTTTGGACTAGACACGGTAAAACCACTTCTGCGTAAAATTGTATGATCTGTGAGCCCAACGCCACTTGTTTTTCGAGCACCGCCCGTAGGGTCAGGGCAAGTTATGATTCTTCGGTCAACTCCATATCTATTAACTACTTCTTCAGCAAAATCCCATGTAGTTGCACCTCCCCGTAAGATAATTTCATCAAAAACATACAAATTTTCATTACTTTTTACTGCACATATCCCACAAAGCGGGTCAACGTTGAAATCAACCCCCATATACAGTGGCAACATATGTAAATCAGCAGCTTCAGTCGAAATATTCTCATCATCAAAGCTAATTGCAACTAATCCCGTTAGATTTTCAAAGCTCGCTTCAAATTCTTGTCTAAATGTACGATTATCCAACTGCCCCCTAGCTGCTTCAACTTCCTCTTTCGGAACATTACCCCCCTCTACTGTCGTAAAACTCCATCTCTTCCAATCTCCACTATCATCTTCAGGTACATAACACCATAAATCGTAAAACCAACTTGCCGTACCATCAGGTGTTGAAATAAATAATGCCCAACCTTGCTTATCTGCTAATGCAGGTCTTATCACTTCAGACCATACCTCTCTGTCCATAAATGCAGCTTCGTCTAAAACTACTCCACTTAAACTACGACCTCTTAATGCCATAGCGTTTTCAGTTCCCTTTAACTCAATAGTTGATTCATTTACTAATTCAATCTTTAAATCTGTTTCATTCTTAGACTTGATCCATTGTTTTGGTACTAACTTCTTCAATGTTTTCCATGCAATGTCCTTTGCCATTCGATATGTAGGAGCACAATAAAAATACGTTTCACCTGGCTTCGATATAGCACCTTTCAATAACTCAACACAACTTAAATAGCTTTTTCCAAATCTTCTTCCAGCTACAAGCACTCTAAATCTTTCATCAGCTTTAAACACCTCCCCCTGTGCCCATCGTAAACTTAACGGTTCTGCTACTGCCATACAAAAATAATAACCACTTTTACTATAACAGCAACTTATTCTGTGCTTTATCAGTAAGTTCCCTGCCTTGTGCTGCTGCTGCAATATTTTTACAACACACCCCCCAAATGTTACGAATTGTTACAGATAGGAGGGTTACTCATGTATTATAGGAGATAGCTGCTATAATAGAAGAGTAGGGAAGGAAACAACCCTATGAACCTAGAAAACTTAATTAACTTTTCAGCTATGGCAAAACCAACGGCACGCTACACTTTTTCAGGTGTAGAATCTCTCAGCTTTACATCACATGATGTTTCTGTAAATCTTACGGACGGCGACAGAGTCAGCATGGACTTCACACGAGGTCAAAACGGACTCAAGATGGTCCACGAGGAGTGCAGAGATTTCCTTAAGTGGTACGGCAAGCGAGACATGACCGAGCTAAGAAAAACCTACGAAGCATTGCGAGTTATCCTCGAAGAGGAAGCAAAGCAAAGCCTAGAGGATTCAAGAAAATGACTATTGTGTACAATCGTCCCAAGTGCTACGGCACCGAATGGGACGCTTACGTAGATGACGAGGCAAGGGCGAGAGGCATCAAGCCAAACGACCAACAAGCTCTAGAGGATCTCGAAGAGGAACTCGAAGAGAAAGCCCAAGACTACTTTAACCAAGGCATGATCGAGGCCAATGAGCAATTTGATCTTTGACTCCTACAAGGAGACAAGGCTCGAAGAGATCGAAGAGGAACTCTACCAAGAGGATCCTCTCGATCCTCACATACGCAAAAGAGCCTACGAGCTTTTACTAATTGAACTTTATTCTTAAAGCTATGAAATTCACAATCGGCTATCTAGCCTTTATGACAATTATCATTATGATCTTAGGATCATTGGGAGCCAATCAAAAGGCTCCCTCTTTCGACTACTCAACAATCAGTTGGGAGGAGACTAGGCCATGAGCTACAACGGTTGGACTAACTACGAGACTTGGAACGTGGCTCTATACATGGATAACGACTATGAGAGCTACCAACTAGCTAGGACTTGTAAGAACTTCCAGGAGTATCGCAAAGCAAAGAACTTGCGAGGCGAACCACTCACAGGGGATTATGTCAGCCTTTTTGATGACAGACTCGACATCAAAGAGCTGGACGAAAAGATCCAGGAGTACCACCAGGGCCACTCGCCCTACACCGAATACAAAGCGGGGACATAAGTCCCCCTTTTTTTACCTGGAGCACCAGGGTAAGACCAGGTAAAGACCAGGTAAACTGAATGAAATTTTCGAGTTTCGGCAAAACTGAATGAATTTTTGACCAGGTAAACACCAGGAGATGTCCAGGTAACTACCTGGTAAACCACCAGGGCGGGTCCAGGTCCGCAAAAACTGAATGAAAAATCAAGCTATATAAACTGAATGTAAAAAACTGAATGCAAAAACTGAATGTCATTCCTTGCTTTCGATTTGAATGTTTAGCGAAGGTGGCATATTTACGTTTACGGCTTCCTGAGTCTCGCCATTCGCACGCCCTAGTGAGTCTAAAATCATGTGGGCAGTTTGCAGTTGGCCTTTTTTCAAAGCAGCATTAAACAATCTTTGACGCATAGAATGTAAACGAGAAAGTATATCGACTCGATCTCGCTCCAAATCTTGTGAATTCCACTTGGTTACAGTTTTCCAATCTGCCCACGCTGTTTTTTCGGAGATACTTTCTCTTTGTGCGTGCTGTAAAACTAACTGTCTTGTAGATAATCCGTCTAATTGTTTTGTATAGAGTCTTTGGCAACGCTGTTCAATATGACTTTTTGGGTTACGTTTTCCATAGATATTTTTAATTGACTCCATACTATTTTTAGAAACCATTGCCAATAAAAAAGAGGTATTAACTAAATAATACCTCGTAAGTCTATATATGTGAAAAGAAATTAAGAAATAGGTTGAAATAACTTATTTTCTTCTATAAATTTTCTTTCGTCAAAATCCCAAATTTTCCCAATTTGTAATTCTCTAAGAAGTAACTCTTTGATTTGATCTAAAATTGCATAACCCAAAGAATCATAATAATTTTCGTGTTCACAAGATTGATAATCATAGTTGTTAATAATTCCGACAAGATAACCTAGTTGATTATGATCGTCCCAATAATTAACAACATTCGACATTCTATATACATAAGAAGGTCTTTCAGAATATTCTTTATCGTTATATCTAGCCATCAAAGAGTTTTGGTTTTCTCTTAGTAAGATGTTAAAAATAACTTCATAGATACATTCGTTGGAATATTGGTGATACCAAATATCAAAAAGACCATCACAAAACTTATCAAATTTTGCGTGTAACTTCATTCTCTCGTCAAAAGTAAGAGTTAAGCCTAGTTCTTGTCTTTCGTACCAAGGATCTTTGTTAGCTTTTCTAATAGCTCTTAAGATATTAGATTTTCTTTCTGCATCTGTTTTACCACTTTTCATATAGTAAAAAGTTGATAAAGCATTGAGATTGTCGTCCGAACATAAATAAGCTGACATAATTAATTACCTAAAGAATCGAGAACAGAATTAATTTCATTACCATTTTTGGCATTTTGAAGAGCTTTAATAGCTTTCTTTTCATCAAATTTTTTAAACTCATTTTTAACTAAATCTTCAATATCATTTACTGATTTAAGATTAGCTTTTGCGAGATCAACAGAATGTACGTTTCCGTTAGAATCTCTAATTTCCCAAATAGGCATAGCGAATAAAGTAAACTACTCCTATATTATAGCAGTTATTTTCTATTATTTGCAATGATTTTAGAGAATTTTATAGAACTTCCTTTAGTTGATGCAAGAAAGA